GCGTGGCCGCCGTGCCGGTTCCGGTCGTGTTCGTGGCCGTGATCTGGTAGTCGTAGGCCGTGCTCGAGGTCAAGCCCGTGACCGTGGTGGTCAGGCCAGTGAGCCCGGTCAGCTGCGGCGACGGGAATGAGCCGGAGCCGTTCACGCGGTAGGCGATGCTGTAGGTGTAGACAGCGGGCGAGCCCGTCGTCGGCGCGGTCCAGTTCAGGGTCTGGGTCGTGGTGCCCACGGCGCCGGCGGTGAAGGACGCAGGCGCCCCAGGCAGGACCGGGGTCACCGGAGCGGCGGCCACGATGGCCTGCGACCACTGGAAGCGCGCACCGTCGCCGTCGTGCCACGCGTCGAAGCGGTTGCGCACGCCGGCGGTGTTCTTGTAGCCGAAGCTGGTGGCCCACTCGTCCGCACCGATCACCGTTGGCACGTTCGAGCCGTTGGCGATGAGCGTGATGGTGGCAGCAGCCCCGAGCGTGGAGCCGCTGACGGTCAGCGTCGTGGCGCCCGACACCGTGAGCGGCTGGTACTGCCGCAGTGTCGAGTCCAGCACCAGGCTGGTCCCGGCGGGTGATGTGGCCGGCACGCCGCCGGAGCCTCCGCCAGCGGGGGCGAGCGCGGCGATGGCCGCAGCGACCTTGGCCGGCGTCATCAGCTTCGTGTCGTCGGTGCCGGCGGCAGCCTCCTGCGTGGAGGCAACGGCGGGCACCACGGCAGCGGCGAGGTTCGGCACCTGCGCCAGCACGGCGGCGGCCGATGCGTCCACCACGGCGGACACTTCGGCGGCCGTCGGCACGCCGAGGTCAGCGCGTACGTTCGCCAGTTGCTGGCTCGACGCCGGGGTGGTCGTGCCGTCAGGAGTCTGAACGTTGAGGGTCATGCGAGCACCACGTGCTGGTTGTTGAAGAGGAATGCGCGGGTGTTGAACAGCACCGAGCTCGTGGGGAAGGTGGTCGGCTCGGGCTCCTCGACGACCAGGTAGCTGGCGTCGAGCAGGAGCGCGTCCGGGCCCAGCAGCAGGCCGCCGGGCGGGAAGTTCGGGAGCGTCGGCTCGATCGTCTCGATGTCGTCCAGCGCCGGGCCGAACACCTCGATGCGGACCCGCTGCTCTTTCTGGAGCCCGCCGGTGCGGATCGCACGCGCGCCGAGCTCGAAGTGCCAGTCAGGCTCACCGCCACCCACCCACAGCGTGAGGACGCCCGCAAGCAGGGTCGCCTTCACGAGCGTCAGGCCGGATTGCGAGGCGCTGATGGCGACCTGGTTGATGGTCCCGAAGGTGGAGAAGTCGAAGCGGTGCTCGACGATCTCCGCGGGGGATTTGGTGATGGTGTCCACGGCCGCCTCGCGCGTCAGGCTTCCGAACTCGCGTCCAGCAACGCCTGTAGATCCGGCTTCTTCGCGCCTTCAGGGATGGGCACCCCTTTCGCCTCGAGCGCCGCTCGCAGGTCTTCAACCTTGAGCCCTTCGGAGGCGCGCTTCTGGGAACCGAGGCCGGCGGGCGCCAAGCGCTGGGCGTCAGGGTGTACGTACCCCGGGGGCTGGAACACGGCGTCGATGATCTTGAATCCGAGCGCGGCGAGGGCCGCCTTCCGCCCCGGGCATACCGGGTGCGGTTCGTAGATGGTCGTGCGGGACATGGATCGTCTCCCTGTGGAAGGCGGCGCCCCGAGGGACGCCGCCGGGGTCAGCTGCTTACTTGCTCGCGTCGCCGATGGTGATGACGCCAGCCGTGTGCTTGTCGCTTGCGGTCGACTTGTCCCAGTTGGACCCGGTCGCCAGTTCGGCGTCGCTCGGCGACTTGCCGCCGTTCACCTCGTCCCAGGTGTAGCCCTTCAGGCCGATGCCGAAGGTGTAGTCCACCTGCATCGTGGTCTCGATGCGCTGGTTCCCGTTGCTCGTCTCGACGTTGCTGATGACGTCCCCGCCGTCGAACACGGTGGCCGCGCCTTCGGCGAGCGAAAGGACGCGGAGCTTGGCGGGCGCTGCCGGGGACACCACCGCAGCCGAGTACAGAGCGGGTGCGTCGGTCACGACCACGGGCTTGCCGAGGATGTCGACGATGCGGACGTTCTGCGACTGGAAGAGTTGCTGCGTGTTGGCCAGGTTGGCGCCGATGAGCTTGTGGAACGTCACGCCGTTCATCACTTGAGCGACCAGGTTGCCGGAGTGGTCGCCGAACTTGCCATGAGCCTCGTTCATCGCCACGTAGCTGATGCCGAGCGTCGCAGACACGTCGTTCACGACGCTGGGGTTGTTGCTGATCGCGGCCACCAGCGCAGCGATGGCAGTGTTGAGCTGGTCGGCCATCATCGCCTCGGCGAAATTGCGCGAAGCGACCTCGATACCTTCGGCCGTCGGCTTGTTCAGCCAGGTGAGCTGCGACGGCTCGAAGCGGATCGGGCCGAAGCCGCCAGCCACCTTCACCGAGCTGTGCTTCAGCTGCGTCAGGTCGGTCGGAGTTGCCGCGCCGTTGGCTGCGTAGCGGTCGACCCGACGCTGAGCCGAGTGGATGGCCGCGAAGAACGACTCCTGGAGGAAGTCGCCGTCGAACCCTTCGGTTGTCAGGCGGATTGCGCCGTTGCTGGCAGCGTTGAACTTTTCCACCATCTGGGCGAGCGTGTCGATCGTCGCCGGCATGATGTACTGGTTGAAGACTTGCATCTGAGAGAGGGACATAACTTAGCCTTTCGAGAGTTCAGGGAATCGGTTTGCGATGGCGGCGGCCCGCTCTTGGCGGGACCCCCCGAGATCGCCCTTCTGTTGCTTGCCGCCACCACTGGCGTTGCTGCCACTCCCTGCACCGGCGCCGGCACCGGAGGAGCCGGATGCGCGGAGGATCTGGTCCTTGTGCGGGTACTGGTCGACGAGGGTTTCGAGCGCTTCATCGAAGTCGGCAAGTTCGCCTGGCCGAGCGCGCGAGAAGATCTTGTTGCCCGCTTGGTCGTAGGCGACGATCTTTCCGTCTTCGACCTTGAAGGCAGAGCCGAAGCGAGACTGAACAAGGTCCGCCGGAATGGCGAAACGGTCCGCGATGAGCTTCGATCGATTGAAGCTGCCGCCGATCTTTTCGCCGTACAACTCGGATGTCATCTGGTCGAGCTGTTGCTTGGTGCGCGCAAGCTCCTCCGCGTGAGCCTTGCTTGCGGCGGCCACTTGCTCCTGCGCCGCCTTCTGGGCCGCGCTCTTGATCTCGTCGACCTTGCCCGCTTGGATGAGCTTGCCTTCGTCGATGTTCTTGAGCGTTTCCAGCGCCTTGCGAGCCGCGTCGGCGTCGTCGATGCCCTCGAAAGCCTTGGCGCGCGCTTCAGCCATTTCCTTGGCTTCGCGGTGACCTTGTGCCTCCTTGTTGAGGGCGGAGATTTTCGACACAGCAGCAGCGGCGTCGAAAGCGACCTCCTTCCCGTCGTCGTGAACATAGACGGGCTTCCCATCCAGAACGACTGCGGTGCCTTGATCGGTGAGTTTCAGCTTCATAGTGGTGGTCCTTGGGCATCCGCCCTCAGTTGCGGAGGCGACTTCCGTCGCGATGCGCCCTACCGCGTCCGCGGTTCAGGCAAGAAAAAACCGCCGCTGGCTTCCCAGGGCGGTTCGAGGAACGAGACACGCGGATGGACTCGCGTGAGATCTTGCGGAGTTAAGCCTGCTGCGCCGACGGCGGAATCATGGAAACTCTCGCGTCGTACATAGGTGACCAAAGTGAATCCAAAGCCACCCCGGAAGCATCACTTCCTGCCGCAGTTCTACCTGAGCGGTTTCTCCACGGACGGCCGAGGCCTGTACCAGATCGAGAAGCGCACGGGGCGGCACTATGGGTGTCAGATCAAAGATGCTGGCGCCATGCGCGACTATCACGACGTCGACGCGGATGGAGTTGCCGACCGTCAAGCATTTGAGAAGCGACTCGCTGAATTGGAGGGCTGGCAGGCGACCCAACTTCGTGATGTTCTTGCCGGCGGAATTCTGAATCCCGGTCAGCGGTCGGAGATCCTGCAGCTGCTCGCGATCATGAGGATGCGCGTTCCCGCCATGAAGGAGCATGTTGACGCGCTGTACACCTCTCACGTCAGATCGGCGGCCGTCCTGATGGAACGAGAGGGCAGGCTGGGAGCGGCACCGATGGTCAACGGAAAACGTTTGAGTATGGAGGACGTCGAGATCACCATCGCCAATTGGAAGCGGCTCGAAGTAATGTTCAGGCTGGGAATGGACGAAGAAGTCCTTCAGTTACTCACCCGCATGCAAGTCACGCTGTATCGTGCCGCGTTCGGCACCCGTTTCGTGACCAGCGACCAACCGGTCGCGATCTACCACCCGTTGGGCCATCGCTCGGGCGCCGGTCTCGCCACGCCCGGTGTGCAGATCAGCTTTCCTCTCTCCAGTCGCGCATGCATCGTTCTCGAACACGGCGCAGCAGATGCGTCCGAGAAGCAAGCGAGCTCGGAGTTCGTCGCCGAAATCAACCGACGGACGACCGTAATGGCGAGCGAATACGTCTACACCGGGGAGTCTGCGGTGGAGCTTGCTGGCCTGGTGGCGCGAAACAAGGATGTGTTTGCCGGATTCCAGAGCCAGAGCTTTGATCACGGACGGGGGTTCTTGGAGCTGCACAAACTGGTGCCTGTCGGCCCCTAACAGTCAAGGTAACACCACGACCCTTTCGCCCCTGAGCATGCAATTGAGGCAGATCAGCACTTTGCTGCCGCCGGAGGGCTTCCCGCCCCTCAATAGGACACCCTGACGCGCCTCGATTACCTCGCGGCTGCCGCAGCGGCACTGGAGCATGGTGGCCGGCTTCGGCGTCGCCCGCACCCGTTGCCGCACCGCCTCCTTGGCGGAGGGTGCAGCCTTGGGAACGAGCTTCAGGGGCGGAGCCATCCGGCGATCATACAAATCCGGGCGTTCAGGCCGCCACCGCATCGCGCCGCCGGGCGTCTCGGGCGCGCATCTCGTCGATGGTGAGGAGCGAGCCCTTGTCGTTGAAGAAGCGATCGAACGGCTTGCCGGCCCGGAACTCCTTGGCCCGGGTGGGCCCCAGCACCTCGTTCTGGCGCGCGGCCGACTGCTGCTTCAGCCACTCGGGGAAGTTCACGTCGGCGGGCACCTGGCCGTCCATGCTCGAGCGCGTGCCCGGGGCCAGGTCGTCCATCGGGATGCCAAGCTCACGGAACGACTTCAGCACCAGGTTCGACGTCGACCGGCAGCCCCAGTGCGCCATGCCGGGCCCGCCCAGCCATGCGTTCTTGTGCCCGATCGGGCGGTGTGTGTCGGCGGTGTACTGCTTGCCGTCTCGAATCTGGCAGGTGGGGCTCGTGCGGCCGTCCAGGGTGCTGCACCAGGTGACCGCCTTCACCATGTCCAGGTTGGCGTCCACCAGGGCCTGGCGCGTCGTGGCGGCCGTGTGGCTCACCGCGGTGCGGACAATGGCCTCAGCATTCCGCCGGTCGATCTGGATCAGGCCGTCCTCGTAGCCCTTGGCGCGCGTGCCGCGGATCCGCTGCACGATCTGCGCTGTGGTCTGGTTCTCGGTGTAGCCGATGCGGATGGCGTCGCGGATGCGGACCATGCGGTCGGCTTCCATGCTCTGGGCCCACTCGCTCAGCAGCCGCCCCTGGAAGGGCCGGCTCATGGCCGCGGCGTAGACCTCCGACACGCTGACCGCGTTCAGCGGCACCACGGCCACCACCTGCGGCGGGATCGTGCTACGGAACAGTTCCAGCTGGAAGCCCGCCTCGTACTCTGTGAAGTCGCGCAGCACCGTGGTGAGCTCGCGCTCGACCGCCTGGTACGCCTGGACGTTCAGCGCCCGCACGGACGCCAGCAGCTGCTCCAGGCGCTGCACCGTGAAGGACTCGGCCGGCAGCCGCTGGAGCGCGGCGTTGAGCTGCGCGAACAGGTCCGGGTCCCTCCGGTTCAGGAGCGCCATGATGCGCCGCACCACCCCGTTGCTGTACTTCTGCAAGTCCAGCTGGTGGCCGATCTGGCCGTCGAGGAGGCGTTCGTTGACCGTTGGCATCACTCACCCCCGTTTGCGGCACCCCCAGCAGCGGGCGGGAAGCCTTCGCCCCCTCCGCCCATGGCGCCCAGCTTCGGCCCCTCCGCCTCGATGTCGGCCATCTCCTTGTCGGCGTCGACCCCCTGCCGGGCAATCTCGCCCCGTTGCAGGTTGTCGAGCAGCGTCAGGTGACTGATCGCGCCGGCCTGCCATGCACCCACTAGCGCAGTGAGTTCCTGGGCGGCCATGCCGGACGGCAGGTAGTCGGTGTTCAGCGCCACGCGCGCCTCGGGCGCAACCCCGGCCCACATGGCGCAGTAGTTCAGCGCCCGGGTCAGCGCAGCGCTCGCGGCGTTGGCGAGACTGCTCAGCACGCCATTCTCGCCAGCGCGGTGAATGGCCGCCGTCTCGGCCGCCTCCACCTGGCGCTTGTCGCCGGCCAGCATGCGCGCGCCGAGCGCGGCCATCATCTCTTCCTTCTCGATCAGGCGGGCGGCCAGTTGCTTCAGGCCCTCCCCCTTGAACTCGAGGAACTCGGCCTTGGCCTCAGGGTTGGCAAACCCTTTCACGACAGTGGACCCAAGGGCAAACGCTTCACCTAAGGCGAACTCGTGCCCGTACACCAGTGGCGTCGGCAGGCCAGTGAAGTGCAGCCCGTGCTCGTAATCGGCAGTCGTCCGATAGTGCGACAGGTTCACATCGGCGAGGTCCTTGATGGGGGACTTCGCGACGCCATACTCGAGGCCCATCGGCCCGCATACGTCGAATGGGATGAACCCCATAGGACGGCGCGCGGCGACCAATGGAACCACCTGGCTCGTTTGCTCCCATGAGCCCTTGGCAGCGCCCTCTCCGTTTGACTTCTCCCAGGTCTCGACGGTGTAGACGCCATCGACCAAGCGCAGCACGCGCCACACCGGCACGACCTTCGTCTCGAAGCCGTCGACGTCCTCCTCGCGGCACTCCTTGAGCACCACGAGGCTCAGCTGGTTGCGGTTGTTGATCCGCTCCACCCGCCAGTTGATGATCGCCTCAGCCTTGTAGATCCGCACGTAGGGGCGCCCGCCTGCGGCCTTTTCCTCGGCCTGGGTGCGGATGCCATCCATGGGCGGGTAGTCGGCCAGCAGGCCCACGCGGCCGACTTGCAGCACCTCCTCCACCACGCGCTCGGCGAAGGTCAGGAGTGGCGTGCCCGAGGTATCCACGTCCTCGAGCAGGTACTCGACCGCTGACGGCACTTCCACAGCAGGCGGGCGGCGGAAGACCAGGCCGCTCAGGCCGTCAACCGTGCGGCCGGTGGCGCCGTAGTACAGCGCCCGGCCCATGAATGCCTGGTACTCGGCATCCGTCTGCTCGCTCAGCTTGGGCAGGTAGCGCGCGCCCTTGGCGTGCACTGCATCCTGGCCCTCGGCCGCGTCGCGGCACTTCTCCCACATGGGGAGCGCTGCGCTGTATTCCGGGTGCTGTGTGTCTACGGCCATCTCAATGTCCTGTCATAGGGGCCGAGGTCATGGGCCGTTTGATCGGGTAGCGCTGGACAAGGAAGTAGCCCACCGCGTCGGGCGGGTGGTCGTGGCCGGTCTTCTTGTCGGGCTCGCCGTTGGTGTCGTAGGCCTGCTGCTCGAGCGCTTCGGTGAGCACCGGGCAGTTGTCCGTGTTGATCTTCCAGCGGCGCAGGCCGTCGGCGTTCAGGATCATCGAGTTGACCGCGTTCACCCGATCGCGCACCGCCGGGTTCGACGGGTTCGCGCGAATCGACAGCCCGGCAGCCCGCAGGATGCTCAGGTCCGACTCGCTCGCGTTCTTGCTGCTCGAGTTGCCACCGCTCGCGTCCGGGTAGACCGTCACGCTGTGACCGGCGTTCACGAACCGCTCCTTGAGCATCTTCGCCATGGCGGGCGTGTCCCGCACCTTGGTGAGCTCGCCCAGCGACAGCGGCTCGTTGTCGCGCACCACGCTGACCACTGCCGTCATGTTCAACACGTTGAAGTCGAGGCCCACATGCAGCGCCTCGTTCGGCCGGATCTGCTCCGGCGTGTGGTTCGCCACCCGATCGAAGTCAGGGTAGACGCTGCCGCTCGCCAGGTTGACGAACTGACCCTTGATGTAGGCCTGGATCAGCTGCGGTGGGTAGCTCGCCAGCAGGGACGAGATGTAGTCGTCCGGCAGGTTCTTGCCGTTCTCGTACGTGCTGGCCTGCACCATACCGTAGAGGCTCGCGAGCGACGGCTTCTCCCGGATCGCCTTCACGAACTGCTGGTAGACGAACTTGAAGCCCTCGGGCGTCGTCGTGACGTCGATCCCGTTCTTCAGCCCGTCCCTCTGGTAGCGCATCCGCGCGATGATCTTGCGCCAGGCGATCGACGCCTTCTGCGCCTTCATCACATCCAGCTCGTCGATCAGCGCGTGGCCGATCTTGAAACCCACGATGTCGCCCGGCTTCTCCATCGAGCGGCACAGGATGGTCGTCCGGTAGCGCCCGCCGCTGTAGAGGTGCACTTCCTTGTTCGACTCATGGATGTCGACCGTCAGGCCCCACTCGTGGGCAACCTCTTCCATGGTCGGGTAGAAGATGTCCCGGATCTGCGCGTAGGTCGGCGCGAAGTACCCGGCATTCACGCGCGGCCACTCCCAGGCGTGTTGGCACAGCGCAGAGCTGCCCACCCACGTCTTGCCGCTTCCGAAGCCGGCAACGAACGCGCGAAACTTTCGGTCGAGAGCGAGGAACCGGGCCTGCGGCTTATTGAGCCGGGGTGTCGGGGACGCTTGCATCTTCAACCATGATCGTGACCCTCACCGGCTGCACCGGGTCTTGCTGGTTCAGGTCCTTGACGATGTCCTTGTTGGCAGCCAACAGGTTCAGCGGGATGTGCGAGGACTTGTTCGCCATCTCGGT